TTATTATATAACCTGATGAAAAATCCTGAAAAGGAATACATCCACTGGCCGAATAGGACACCCATAATTGATAACCAAATTGAAAAGATCACCGCAATCACACGATACTATGAACGAGTTTGAAAGTCCTTCGAAAGCTAGATTCTTTGCGCAGCCAGTAGCTACCGCAGTAAATCTATACTTGTGTGGCGAAATCAAAGCCGCAGAAGAATATGTAGAGTGGTTCCAGTTATTTCGCGCTGCTGGCGAAAATGATATCATTTACATTCGTATCAACAGCGAGGGTGGCGACCTGTTTGCCGCTCTACAGATAGTAAGAGCAATTCAGGAATCAAATGCTACTATTGTCTGTTCGGTAGAAGGCATTTGTATGTCGGCTGCAACTCTTATCTTCCTGAGTGCGGACCGCTTCGAACTCTCTGACCACACCATGTTCATGTTTCACAACTATTCAAGTGGTACTATTGGCAAGGGTGGTGAAATGTATGACCAAATCACCCACTTCCGGTCATGGTCTGAGAAACTATTCACTTCATTCTATAAGGACTTCCTGACGCCAGAAGAAATCAAGTCGATGCTTGATAACAAGGATATCTGGCTTGACGCTGAGGAAGTCGCCAAGCGTTTGAAGAACCGCATCGAAGCAGACGCAGGAGAAGCTCCTAAGCCTAAAAAGACAAGGAAGAAAGCCGTTCCTGCATAAATACTACTTGACATTTCCTTGCGAATCGAGTAGTATATAAACATGATTGGTTTTAAAGAGTTTATAAGTGAGTCGAAAGACGGTGCCGGATTAACTATCTGGGACATTGACGAAACTTTATTTAAGACCACCGCCCGCGTCCACATCATCAAAGATGGTAAGATTATCAAGACGCTAGGCAACAAACAATATAATACATATCATTTACAGCCGGGTGAGTCCTTCGACTTTAGCGAGTTTAGGGACGCCCGGCATTTTCAATCTACCAGCGAACCCATCGCAAGAGCGATTCGCAAACTGATTGCAATGCACAAGAACATCAAGGCCAAGGGTAGCAAGATGGTTGTTATCACAGCCCGCTCCGACTTTGATGACCGTGATATTTTTCTAGATACATTTCGTAAGCAAGGCATTGATATTGATGATATCCATGTCCATCGTGCTGGCAATCTTGGCGCCATGCCCTCTGCTGCTGCCAAGAAAATCTATATCAAACAATACCTTGATACTGGTAAATACACTCGCGCCCGTCTATTTGATGATGCGGTGTCCAATCTCCAGATGTTCAAGGACTTGGCTCATGAATATCCAAACGTGAAGTTTGAGCCTTTCCTGGCTCACGAAGATGGTTCAATGACTCGTTTTTAACTTGACATTACCATCGATTCGTCTATACTAATAATAGAAGGAGAATGATTATGATTAAGTCTATTGTTTCTAGTTTGATTGCTGTCAGTGTTCTTGCTACGCCTGTAGCCGCCGAGGCTCGTGGTCGGGACCATCAGCGCACCGAACATCGCCAGCGCGGTTTGAATACCGGCGAAGCGATTGCTCTAGGTGTCGGTGCTTTTATTCTTGGTGCTGCTATTAAAAGTGATAGGAACCGAGAGCGCGAAGTCGAACGTGAAGTTTATGACCGCGAGTATGACTACCATATCCGCCGCCGCGAATACACTCGCACTTGCTATGAGTATCGGTCACCCGTATATGACCGTTATGGTCGTTTTGTTTATAATGAAATTTACACCCGCTGCAATTAAACGAATCACTTGACATTTGGTCGCGAATCGACTATAGTAAATAATGTGATTGATTGATTGAAGAGGTGTTGTTATGTCCCAGTTTGCTGAAAAGTCGATTCTCGCCAAGTTGTTGGCGACCGAAAACGTTCACGTTGAACACCAAAAGGTAGGCACCGCTTACTTCAATCTAGAGACCCGCACGGTCGTTCTGCCCATCTTCAAAGAAATGTCGGCTGACCTTTACGACCTGCTGATCGGCCACGAAGTTGGTCACGCTCTCGAAACACCAGCACAGGGCTGGCACTCCAGCATTTCTGAGAAGGGTGTAGGCTTCAAGTCTTTCCTCAACATCATTGAAGATGCTCGTATCGAACGTAAGATGAAGACCCGTTATCCCGGTCTTCGTCGGTCGTTCTACAATGGCTACAAGGAGTTGTTCGAACAGAACTTCTTCGGCGTTGAAGGCATGGACGTTAACAAGTTGAAGTTTATCGACCGCATCAACCTCAACGCTAAGGTTGGTTCTTTCCTTAACATCAAGTTCTCGGCTGAGGAACAAGCGATTGTCAATCGTCTTGACACCCTTGAAACGTGGGAAGATGTGGTTGCTCTCGCCAGCGAACTCTACGAACGTGCCGAAAACTCGACCGAAGAACTTGACTTCGAAAATTTTCTGAACCAGTTCCAGATGGACGGTGATGAAGACGGCGAGTTTGATCCTACGGCTGAATATATCGAAGTTCCTTCTGATGGTCAAGCCAATGCTGATAAGCCTGAACGTCAAGCGCCTCCTTCTAAGGGTCAGAAGTCCGAAGACAAGAATGAAGACGAAACCAAGTCTTCCTCGTCGGACAGCACCGAAGAAAAGACCGAAGAAAAGAGTGATGACTCGACCGAAGATAGCAATTCTGACGGTGAAAAGCAAGAGAATATCGAACCGACTTCGTTCACCGATGAGAACTTCCGTGAGAACGAGGACAGCCTCGTGGATCAAAGCGCCCGTGAGACGTTTTATGCCAAGCTCCCTGTTCTGAACCCTGCTGATTATGTTATCGGCATCAACACCGTTGAGAAGATGATGACCTTCTCTGTTGGTGGCACTGCCAGCCGCACCGGCAAGACTGTCGACCAGGTCAAGATGGAACTCTACAAAGAGTTTCTGGCTAAGAACGGCAAGTATCTGTCTGCGATGGCACAAGATTTCGAACGTAAGAAGAAAGCCCAGTCGCTTATGCGCGCCCAGACTTCTAAGACTGGTCGCATCAACATGGACAAGGTATGGGCTTACAAGATTACCGAAGACCTGTTCCTTCAGAACACGGTTGTTCCAAATGGTCAGAACCATGGTATGCTTCTGTACCTCGATATGTCGGGTAGTATGAACTCAAACATGGCTGGTACCATGGAGCAGCTGGTTCTTCTGGCTTCGTTCTGCCAGAAAGTCCGTATCCCATTCGAAGTTTATGGTTTCATTTCTTCCAATGGTGTTCCTCATGATTATTACAACTCGGTTCGTGGGCGTAATAATTACTCAGATGACAAGAACCTGGTCATCGCAGACGGTAGTTTCCGTCTGCTCCAGCTTGTGGCTACTGGCGTTTCTGGTGGTAAGTTCAAGACCCAGATGGCAAACCTTCTGGCCCTTGGCAAGTCTTATGACCGTAATTTCTATGACCTCTATCTAGATGGTGATGCTGCCAACGCTTTCAGTCTTGGTAGCACTCCTCTGGAAGAAGCCATTCTTCTCGGTCGCTACATCGCTGAAAACTTTAAGGCGCGCAACCGCGTTGAGGTTCTCTCGTCGGTATTTCTCACCGACGGTGACGGCGATTGTAACTTCGAAACTGCTGGTAGCAATGATGCCTATCGTAAGAACCTTGCGATTGTTGATACCAAGACTCGTCGCACCTTTACGCAGTCCTATGACGGCGGGCAGTATCGTAGCAAGTCTTATTGCAGGGCTCTTCTTGACTTGTACCGTGAAACTACTGGTTCGCGAGTGATTAATTTTTACCTGATTAATCCATATGAATTCAAGTATTTTCTTAATCGTTCGCTTGTCTTTGGTGCAGATGCAGAAGTTGCTCGTAAGACTTTTCGTAAGGAAAGTGCCGCACTTCTAAAGAATATCAATGGCTTTGATGACCTGTTTGTGATTAAGGCTGGTCGCGACCTTCAAGTTACCGAAGATACTCTCACGGTAGACTCGACCGACAAGAAGGAACTGACCAAGGCTTTCAAGGCTTTCCAAGATAAGAAAGCAATTGGTCGGGTGATTCTTACAAAAATGGTTGAGGCTGTGGCGTAAGAATCACTTGACATTTGCCCGCGAATCGCTTATAGTAGTATTTGTTGATTGATGATGTTTGTTTGTGAAAAAGGTGATTTTATTATGATTAATACCCGTGAAGCCATGCTGGCTGCCCTTCGTGCCGCTGATACTAATAGTGGCGTTTTCCGTAAGCGCGATGTGATCGCTGTGTCAAATGCTCTCGGCTTCAAGAGCCGTGCTGCCGACAAAATCATGGAAGAAGGCCTTAAGGTCTCCCGTGGCGTTTATGACCTCTCGCCTCTGATGGCGGGCATCTCGCCTGTCGCCGCTCCAGTAACTCAGCCAGTTGCTGAGATTATCACGAAGCCCACTGCAAAGATTGTGACCCAGGCTAAGATGGAAGTCACTGTCGATAACCTGGTGCCTCGTCTCGACTCTACGTTTGTTCCTTTCGGCTTTTACAAGGACCTTATCAAGGTTCTCAAGGCAGAAGCCTTTTATCCCACGTTCATCTCTGGTCTGTCTGGTAACGGTAAGACCACGATGGTCGAACAGGCTTGCGCTAAATTGAAGCGTGAATGCCTCCGTGTCAACATCTCGGTCGAAACCGATGAGGACGACCTGATTGGTGGCAACACCCTTGTCGATGGCAACGTGGTCTATCGTGAAGGTCCTGTCCTCACTGCCATGAAGCGTGGTGCAATTCTTATTCTTGATGAAATCGACCGCGGTTCGAACAAGATGATGTGCCTTCAAGCAATTCTCGAAGGTAAGCCCTACTTCAATAAGAAGACTGGTGAGACTGTCTTCCCAGCCAAGGGCTTCAACGTGATTGCCACTGCTAACACCAAGGGTCGTGGTTCCGACGATGGCAAGTTCATCTCGGCTCAGATTCTTGATGACGCCTTCCTTGAGCGTTTCGCCATCACGGTTGAACAAGAATACCCCTCTGCAAAGATTGAAAAGCAGATTGTCATGAACAAGATGGAAAAGGTTGCTGCGGTTGATGAAGAATTCGCCGACAACCTGGTGACTTGGGCTGAAATCATCCGTAAGACTTTCTACGATGGTGGTATTGACGACCTGATTTCTACTCGCCGTCTCGAACACATTGTCAACGCCTTTGCCATGTTCAAGTCGCGCCAGAAGGCAGTCGAACTCTGCGTTAACCGCTTTGATGCTGATACAAAGTCGGCATTCCTCGACCTCTACACCAAGGTCGATGCTAAGGTAGACACTGGTCCTACCGATAACGTCAATGAAGACGCATTTTTTGAAGAAACCCCTTTCTAAGGAGAACCTATGACAATTGATTATAAGTATAACGAGGGTGACCTGCTTCGGCAGGTTACCGAGTATGTCAACGCCACTTATGGCCAGCACTACTCGCAGAACAAGTACCAAGCCACCGAGTTTATCATTGATGGTGGACATGGTGTAGGCTTCACGATTGGAAACATCATGAAGTATGCCCAGCGTTACAGTCATAAGGGAACACCCGAAGAATGGCGTAAAGACCTCATGAAGGTTGTTCACTATGCCATCATTGCTCTTTATGTTCATGACAAGACCTATGGACCCAAAGAGATTAATCTAACAGACCTTCTCAAGAATGTCAAGATTCCTACCATGGACTTTCCTCCATTGAGGACTTCCCTTTCTACTGTAGACACTATTAATATTCGTCCAGAAGATACAATTGTTCCTAATTGGCACGATTACAATATGGGTACCAGTTCTCTCTTGACTTCCGATGAAAGTTCTAGTATAACAATTACTGGTACTAAGACCAAAAAGAAAAAAGGTTAATATATTATGAAAATTTCCAACGAAACACTTTCCCTTCTCAAGAACTACGCTGGCATCAATACAAATATTCTGTTTCGGCAGGGTAATGTTATTGGTACCGTAAGTCCTGGGAAGAACATCTTTTCACGCGCCACGGTCACTGAAACCTTTCCGCGTGAAATTGCCGTCTATGACCTGAACAGCCTTCTGGCACTTCTGACCCTTATGGAAGATCAGGACGTAGATTTTGGCGAGAACAGCATCAAGGTTAGTAAGGATGGGTCGAAGTTCGAATACTTCTATTCTGATCCTGGCACCGTGACCGCTGCTCCCGACAAGAACCTTGAGATTGAACCTGTGTGGTCGTTCGATCTTTCTTCGGATGAAATCAGTATGATTCTCCGCGCCGCATCAATCACCTCGGCACCAATCATCAGCATTGTATCGGATGGCGCCCAGGTTCAACTCAAGGTTGGCGACCCCACTAATTCATCGGCAAACTCATATACTAAGACTATCAGCACCGATGCTGCTCCTGTGTTTGATTGTCGAGTGAAGACCGAGAACCTCAAGGTCCTATCTGATAACTACACTGTCACGCTTGGTAAGAAGCGCGCCATGGAGTTTAAGAGCAAGGGGCGTGAACTCGTTTATTATATTGCCATGGACCCTGCGTCCTCTATCTAAGGTGATATAATATGATTGTGACCTATCTGCCATGGCTAATGTCTTGTCTGACAATTTGGATGACACTACTTGCTGGAAACAACCATCCACGCGCCTGGGCAGTAGGTCTAGTCAATCAAGTGTTTTGGGTGACATGGATTATTGCTAGTCAAACTTGGGGATTAATTCCTATGAGTATTGCACTAGGTATTGTTTATGCCCGCAATCACTTCAAGTGGAATCCCGCAGAAGATATTAAATAAAATTTAAGGAGATATAATATGACAAAGCTAGAATTTACTCTTAACGCCCGTGTTCCCTATGATGCCGAGGAAGATGCTCGGTCGGTAGACATTTCATTTACTACTGCCGATGCCGTAGAAGTTATTCGCCAGTTCAATAAGTTTCTTATTCTTAATGATCTAGATATTCAGGTTACGGTAGCGTAATGGTAGAAACAGTTTCCTATGTGTCAAAGTGGGACACTGAGCCTCAGGAAGTAAAACTTCCTGGGGTAGTCCCTGCCGAAGTCTTTAAGACTCGCGTCCGTGACAATTCGATTGAAGGTCCAAATCCTTTCCGTTGGGAAGATAAGACCACTTATGATTACTTCTCTGGTAAACGGGTGATTCTCTTCTCTCTTCCGGGTGCTTTCACTCCAACTTGTTCGACCTACCAGTTGCCAGGTTTTGAAAGCAACTTTGCGGAATTTAAGGCACTAGGTATCAAAGACATTTATTGTGTGTCCGTGAATGATGCCTTTGTTATGAATTGCTGGGCCAAGGATCAGAAGATCAAGAAGGTTAAGATGATTCCTGATGGTTCGGCTAAGTTTACTCGCCAGATGGGAATGTTGGTAGAGAAAGACAATCTTGGTTTTGGTTTTCGTTCTTGGCGCTATGCATGTGTTGTGAATAACGGCCTTATTGAGAAGTGGTTTGTTGAACCTGGTATGGAAGATAACTGCGAAACTGATCCTTACGGTGAAACTTCGCCCGAAAACATTCTTGACTGGTTGCGCAACAACTGATATAGTGAATGCTGGTCACTAAGCCAGAGTCCGTGGATGCACTAACATCGCGACGGACATTTTATTTTATTATGGAGAATGAATATGCGTGAAGACTTCCTCTGGGTTGAGAAGTATCGTCCTCGTAAGCTGGACGATTGTATCCTTCCCGATGAACAACTTAATACCTTTCGCCAGTTTGTGGCGACTGGTGAAATTCCCAATATGCTTCTCTGTGGTTCGGCTGGTGTAGGTAAGACTACCATCGCCCGAGCCATTTGTGAGGAACTTGGTTGTGACTATATCGTTATCAACGGTTCAGAAGAATCTGGTATCGATGTTCTCCGCACCAAGATTCGAGAGTTTGCATCCTCTGTCTCGTTTAGCGGCAAGACTAAGGTTGTCATTCTAGACGAAGCCGATTATCTAAATCCAAACTCTACGCAGCCAGCCCTTCGTGCCTTCATTGAAGAGTTTGCCAACAACTGCCGCTTCATCTTTACCTGCAACTTCAAGAACCGCATCATTGCACCTCTGCATAGTCGGACCGCGGTTATCGAATTCAAGTTGACTAAGGCTGATAGACCTAAGATGGCAGGTCGTTTCATGAAGCGCCTGAGTGACATTCTTGAAACCGAGAATGTGCAGTATGATGACAAGGTTGTAGCCGAAGTTCTCAAGAAGCACTTCCCTGACTATCGCCGTGTTCTTAATGAACTTCAACGCTATAGCGTTGGTGGTGTTATCGATGCTGGCATTCTAGCCAACGTTCAAGAAATCAACATGAAAGAACTTGTTGATGCACTTCGCGGCAAAGACTTCCGCAAGGTGCGACAGTGGGTCGTAGATAATATCGACAACGATCCTGGTATCATCTTCCGTAAGATTTACGATACACTCCTGGATGATGTGAAGTATCCATCGGCTCTGATTATTCTTCTGGCCGATTATCAATACAAGTCTGCTTTTGCTGCTAACCAAGAAATCAATCTCGTGGCCTGTTTGGTTGAGATTATGGCTGGGGTGGAGTGGAAGTAATGGATGGTATTCTAGAGGGTCTTGGTGATCCGAAGGTAGAATACAAGCCAGAAGACTTTGTAGAGAAGAAAGCCAAAATCTCTCCCTTCGATTTCATCAACGATATCAATCACAAAAAATCTAATCTCATTGTAGATGACTGGTCCGAGAAGCAATACAATCCTTGGATAATCAATCGCGGTTTGAGTTTCGCTATAGACACGGTGATTCCAGCCAATGAGATGAACTGTCGACCACACTTAGATAAAGCATTACAAAACTCTTTTCTTATAAATACAATACGTGCAAAGAAGCGATTTGATAAATGGATCAAAATCGAGGACGATGCCGAAATTGAGATGATTAAAGAGTATTATGGTTATAGCAATGAAAAGGCTCGCCAGGCTCTTACAATTCTCTCGGAAGAACAAAAGAAAATAATAAAAGAGAAATTGTATAAAGGTGGTAGAAAATGAGCGAAGATTTTTTTGACATTGACTTTCCTGGTTACGCACCGCTGGAAGTCAAACTAAAGAATCCTGATGACTTTCTTAAGGTTCGCGAAACACTTTCGCGTATTGGCGTTGCGTCTCGGAAAGATAAGGTTCTTTATCAATCGTGCCATATTCTACACAAGCAAGGTAGATACTTCATTGTTCACTTTAAGGAACTCTTTGCCCTAGATGGTAAGGATGCTGACTTTAGTGATAACGATCTACAGCGTAGAAATACAGTGGCACACCTACTCTCTGATTGGGGTCTGATTACTATCCTCAATCCAGAAATTCATGAGGACAAAGCTCCTCTAAATCAAATCAAAGTCATTGCTTACAAAGAAAAAGGCGAATGGGAACTAGTTCAAAAGTATAACATTGGTCGCAAAAAGTAATTGACATAATATAAAAATTGGTGTATAAATAAAGGGTGCTATGCTTCGGATAGCACCCTTTTTATTACTCGCTTAATAGGAGAACAATTATGAAATTTGATACTACAAGTTTACCAAACATCGACCGGTATTTCGTTGGCGCAGACCGCGTTATGAAAAGGTTAGCAGATATTGCTGACCAATCTGCGCACATGATGCCAGTTAAATATCCCCCATACAATATCAAGAAAGTTGATGAAAATCGCTACGTTATCGAAATGGCAGTTGCTGGTTTCGGTAAGACGGACATTGATATTGAACTACAAGAGGGCATGTTGTCCATCCAAGGGAAGTGTGAAACGCCTGACCCGGAGCAATATCTCTACAAGGGAATTGCTGAACGAGGATTCAAGCGCGAATTTACTCTTGCTGACAACGTTGAAGTAAAAAGTTCTACACTGGTCAATGGTATGCTGAAAATTTGGCTGGAAGCATTGATTCCAGAAGAAAAGAAGCCAAAGAAAATCGACATTACCGATGGTGATAACGAAGAATATCCATCGCAAGCTGCCGAATTCTTGGCAGAAGGTAAAACTAAATAATAATTTAAAAAGGTGAACGTTATGTCCAATGTCAAATGTGTAAAGTTAATCAGCGGCGAGGAACTCATTGCTGATATTGATGAAGGTATTGAAGGCCTCGTTATTCTGAAAAAGCCTCTACTGATTATGATGGTGCCAAACCAGAGTAATCAATTTGGCATTGGACTAGCACCCTTCTGTCCGTATGCCCAGGACGGAGATATTCCTGTTCGTTCTGGCGCCGTAATTTCAATTTTCGAACCTGATACTGGTATGAAGAATGAGTATAATGTTCGATTTGGTAGTGGCATTGTAATGCCGGAAAGTAAGATTATCGTATGAAACTATTCGCAGCATTTTTAGCCGCTTCTCTAATTGCGACTCCCGCTCTAGCAGTAGA